TCTTACCTGCTTAATCCTTTGACCTATTTTTTTATTATCCATATAGGCACCTCCGTTACATCTACTTTTAGGATATAGTACCATAAAAAGGCAACAAAAAGTTACAAAAACGGAAATTAATGTTGACATTATATAGCACGTGTCGTATAATGTTGATAAAATAAACAACGAAAGGAGGGAACATGGTTAATACTAGTAAGCTTGAGGGACGTATCCGTGAGTGCGGATATACGATGGCGTTCGTCGCAACGCAATTAGGAATCAGCCGGCAAGCCTTTAGGCTTAAGCGTTCCGGGAAAAGACAGTTCACCGGGTATGAAATCAAGGTTCTATCAGACCTGCTTCACATCGATTCAATCGAAGAGATGAAAGATTTTTTTTTGAATTAAGCGTTGCTAAATAAACAACACCAACGAAAGGAGGGCAATATGTACGGATTTGTAACGGTGCCGGAATTCAGCGTGCTAATGGGAATCAGCACTGACACGGTATACAGGCTGGTTAAAAAGGATGCAATCCCATATTACAAGGTCGGAAAGAACATCCGACTCAAGGTAGAGGATTTCAGGAAGGGGTGTGGAACAGATTATGAAGAATTTCAGATTTTGGAAGAAGTTTAGAAAGTTCCTCGAAGAGGAATCGGCTGAGGAGTACAACGGCGACACCGTGGGAATGTACATCGGAGGCACAATCGGAACGTTATTGATGGTAGCAGTTATTTTAATCGGAGGTATGTAATGAAAATTCACAAGGAAATCGTATGGAACAAGGGTGAGAATCCGAAGAAGGCTGGCGAATATCTGTTTATGCAACTCTGGACTGATGGTTCGGTCACTTATGCGGCAAAGCTTGGCTACACGGTTCAGCACGGATGGAACACTCGCCCCGGCGAATACGCACATTCATTCGGGCAGAAGCCGGATAACGGAGCTTATGTGTGGGCGGAATTGCCTTTCTAAAGCGAAAAGCCCATGCCGGAGCATGGACTAATCGAAAGTATAACTTGATTGTAACAACTTAATTGTAACACAAGGAGAACAAAAATGAAATACGAATGCGAAAATTGCGGAGCGTTCTACTCTGACGAAGACGTCACCGAGGAGGGCGAAATGAGGGAAGATTGCTACGGAGTCCGATTCTGGGCAACATTCCATTACTGCCCTTGCTGTGGCGAGGAAGTAATCACGGATGAGGACTACGAAGAAACTGAGACCATTGAGGATATTAACAAGTCGCTGTATAGCGAATGGATGAGACAAGCACTTTAGGAAGGAGAATGAAATGGAACTGAAATTTCGAAAACTTGAGGCAGATGAAATCGACTGCCGGGTTCAGAAGGTTTATCCTAACGGCTTAACCTTGCTGCTGTATAAGGATGCACGATGCGACCAAAACATCCTCGATGAGACAGTCGGGGCGATGAACTGGCAGAGACACCACAACAGGGACAACGCTAACTGCATCGTGTCCATTTGGGACGGCGAAAAGAACCAGTGGGTTGAGAAGGAGGACACAGGGAAGGAAAGCCGGAGCGAAAAAGAGAAGGGGCTTGCATCCGACAGCTTCAAGCGTGCTTGCTTCAACTGGGGCATTGGACGGGAGCTGTACACGGCGCCGTTCATCTGGATTCAGGCTAAATACTGCAACATCAAAGACGGCAAGTGCAACGACCGCTTCGAGGTCCGGAACATTGGCTACACCGGCGACAGAATCACGGAGCTGGTAATCTACAACACCAAGACAAAGGAGTTCTGTTACCGATTGGGTAATCCATCCATCGAACAAAGCGAACCGGAAGAACCGAGCATTGCGAACGAACGTATCAAGCCTCATGAGGCAAGAGTGATTAAGCGGATGCTTGAAGAGTCCGAATCGGACATTGACAGCTTCCTAGGCTACTACCACGTAGAGAACGTAGAGGACATGACCGAGGCTGATTATGTGGATGCCAGCCGGAAGCTGAACAAAAAGCTGGAGGGGATGAAGCGATGAAGTCAATCATGCAAGGGCAAAAAAGCTGCTTGATATGCCGAAGTCCATACGTGGAGAAGCACCACGTTTTCGGAGCAGCTAATCGTCAAAATTCCGAAAAGTACGGATTGACAGTTTGGCTTTGCCACAAGCATCATAACGAACCGCCGGAAGGAGTTCACTTCAACCGGCGGTTCATGGACGAACTGCACGAATGGGGTCAGCGGCAATTTGAAACCTATTATCCGGCGGAAAATTTCACCGAGATATTCGGAAAAAATTATGTGAGGTCTGCCGATGAAGATTAAAGATATCAAACTGGAGAACTCGTTATGGTCTGCGCAACTGACCATAGTGAGCGACGACCGGCAAGAGCTGGAACGAATATTCGAGAATGCCGGGAAGGTAGACCCGGAAAAAGAGTATACGGTGACTATCAAGCAGCGGAGAAAGAAGCGGTCTCTAGATGCCAACGCTTACATGTGGGTGTTGCTTGACAAGCTTGCAGTGAAGCTTAAAACAAGCTCCGATGATTTGTATAAGTTCTTTGTTAGATACTACGGAAAAAGAGCAGTAATTGAACTGGAGGCAGTAGCCACAAAGACTTTTACTGATGACTGGAGCAAGCGAGGTATCGGGTGGTTCGTGGATGATATAGGACCCAGCCGAACAAATCCGGGATTCCGTAGCCTTAGAATCTTCTATGGAACGAGCGTGTACGACACAAAGGAAATGGCACGACTGATAGATGAAGTCGTGGAAGAATGCAAAGCTCAAGGCATTGAAACCATGAGCAAGAAGGAAATTGATAACTTGTTAGGAGGTCAAAAGAATGAATAACGTAGTACTTATCGGACGGCTCACAAAGGACCCGGAGCTTGCCTACGGTGGGCAGAACAGAGACATTGCAGTATGCCGCTTCACACTGGCGGTGGACAGACCTACACAGGACAAGGCGGCTGATTTCATCCGAATCGTCGTATTTCGGAAGCAGGCAGAGAACGCCCACCAGTACCTTGCAAAGGGCAGACAGTGCGCCGTCGAGGGGCGGATTCAGACCGGGTCCTATAAGGACCGGGAAGGAAAGACGGTGTACACAACCGACGTTGTCGCCAACAGAGTGCAGTTCCTTGGTTCGAACGGTTCCAGCGGTCAGCAGAATCAGCAGAGGCAGCCGGAATTCGAACCGGTCCCGGATGCATTCGTGAACTGCGATGATGATATCCCATTCTAGGAGGTAGACCATGGCAGATGTGAAATGGATTAAGCTTTCAGTCGATATGTTCAACAATCGCAAAATCCGACAAATTGAATTCATGCCAGAAGGAACATCGGTACTGCTTGTATGGGTGAAGCTGTTGTGTTTGGCGGGGCAGTGCAACGATAACGGTTGTATCTATCTCACTAAGGAAATCCCATACACAGAAGAAATGTTAAGCCAGCAGTTTAACACGCCACTGACAACGATAAGACTTGCACTCAGTGTTTTTCAGCAGTTCGAAATGATTGATATAGATTCCGATGTAATACACATATCGAACTGGGATGTATACCAAAACACAGAGGGGTTAGAGAAGATTCGAGAACAAAACAGAATCAGAAAACGTAAACAGCGAGAGCGGGAAAAGCAAGCGTTGTTGGTGTCACGTGACATGTCACGTGACGTCACGCAACAGAATAAGAATAAGAAAGAAGATATAGATAAAGAGAATTATCACACACAGGACAAGGTGCCATGTGGAAAACTCAAGAACGTCTATCTTACTCAAGAGCAACTGGACGAACTGAGCAGGTTGATACCGTCACAAGTAGACGGCTACATTGAACGGTTCGGTCGGTACAAAAGCATGAAGGCAATCGAAAGCCACGACGATTACGCTTGGATTCGTGGCTGGATGGACGAAGACGAAGCAATAGCTAAGGAGCGCCGGAAGCAGGAAGCGGAACGATGGGATGCCATCGTCGAGGAGGAAGCCAATGAAAAGCTATAACCCGACCTACGGACTGTGGAACGATGGCGAGGACGAAGTCAAAAGCAGCAAAAAGTACGGCGCCAGAGCCCTCGACACGAAGACAGAAGAGGCAATCCGGGCGAACAGGGTGCACGAATGCATCACCTATCACGCTGACACGGAGCTTCTCAAGAAGGGAATCATCCGAAAGGTGGATGAATAAATCAGTATACGTTATTTCTACATAAAACAAAAAATCGGTTATTTTTCAAGAGTTAACAAGTCCCGCCCATGAAGGGCGGGCAAAGGAGGAAGATGTGATTAAAATACTGACAGATGAAGACTTGAAGAAGTTGAGTCCGGAAGATAAGGCATTCTTGGCAGGCTTTTGCGCTGCTACCGATAGCGCCGCAAGCTTGCTGTACAACTTGGATGTATACCAGGGCAATTTTGACGTTGACGGCGTGGATATCAATCTTGTGAGATTCTTGGAGAATCACGAAGAGGTGAGAGAAGCGCTGGAGGTAAGTTTGATGCACTGGATGGAAACCGAAAAGATGGAATACTTTACACAAATGATTGAATCGGAGCAGGAATAGCCTCAGAACGGATTTTAAGACACCCAGAACGGCTCAAAAGTACAGAGTCGATAAATTATACCAAAGACAAAAAGCAAACGAAATAGGAGCAATTATGAACGATAGAGAAAAGTGCCTGAGAGAGGCATGTGAGATTGTGAACGGAGCACGAAATCAGGCATACGGAAACGTGGAAGATAACTTTGATAGAATCGCTTCCTTGTGGAGCATCTACCTTGACACCGCCGTAACGCCAATTGACGTTGCAATGATGATGGTGCTCCTCAAGGCGGCAAGAGTAAGCACTGGTGGAGTTAGCCACTACGACAACTACGTGGACGTTGCAGGATATGCAGCGTGCGCATATGAGATTACAAAAGAATGGAACGGTGAAAGCGATGAGAGCAACAGAGAAAACCTTGTCAGAGCTAATTAAGACAATGAGAACGGCAGAGGGCTTGAAGCAATCGGAGCTTGCTATGGAGGTGTATTCGGACACAAGCTCAATTTGCCGATGGGAACACGGCGAGAACATTTCATGGTTCAAGTTCTTAGAGATTGCGACGGCGCTAGGCTACACGGTGGAAATCGAAGTGAAAGGCGGTGCAGAGTGACGAACTACAAGCGGATGTGGATGTTCTTAGAGGAAGAGATTGAAGAAGAGGCAGAAGAACGAGATTCCGTTCTACTCGATACGCTATTAGCACACATGGAGTTGATGGAAAAGTTCGAGATGAATGGGGCATTGGATGGCTGTCGGTTGAGAAGATTTCACAGAGACGTGATTTGTGATTATGTCTCTGCGTGGAACAGATTAAAGGCTCAGATTGAAGAGCTACTGGAACGGGATGATTTCGCACCCATAGCGCTCATCATAGGGCTCATGGATGGTATCGAAGCAATTGGAGGTGCAGAGTAATGTTTAGAGATTACGGTTTGATGTGGAATGAGCTGAGAGCGCAAATGAAAGAATTGCAGGAGAAGAAGGATTCTATCGAACTTGGGGTTCTGATTGCGGTCATGGACCTAATCGAATACCTCGAAGAAGAGGGTGATTTGGAGGCGAGGGATGAGCTATAACTGGACGAAGTACAATAACAAGAAAATCACCGTGGACGGTCAAATTTTCGATTCGAAGAAGGAAGCAAATCGTTACAAAGAACTTAGACTGCTGGAAAAGGCAGGAGAGATTAAGGACTTGCGGACACAGGTTAAATTCAAGCTCATTCCGGCACAACGTGACGAAGCGACCGGGAAGGTTGTAGAACGTGAGTGTTCCTACAAGGCGGATTTTGTCTACGAGGAGGACGGAAAGACCGTCGTGGAGGACGTGAAAGGCTTCCGGACGAAAGAATATGTAATCAAGCGGAAGCTGATGCTGTGGAGATACGGAATCAGAATCAGGGAGGTATAGGATTGTGAAAGAATTATTAGGCTTTTTTTTGGTGTGGCTTGATATGTCAATGTTTCTGACATGGCTCATCGGATGGGAATTGAGCATAAAAGACAAGCTGCTTCTCATCGTGCAAGAATTTATATTTCTGGTGATTCTGTTTGCGGGAGTCTATTTATTAACAAATGGTTATCAGGGAGGTATAGCATGGCTAAATTCATAGAAACAGAACTAGGGGCTTACTTGAATGCGAAAGCGATAAGTGTAATAGAGCCGAACGTGAATTACTGGAGTTTTGAAGATGTTTGTGTGTGCGTGGCTACGATAAGCGTGAAGATTATAGGGGAAGGGCTTCACGTGATTGGAAGTTGGGAAGCCGAAAAAAAGGGAAAAACGCCTGATAGCTGGGCACCAAAACAATCAAACGTCGCTGACGTTGAGAGAAGACTAGACAATGCAATTCGTAACTACATCGACGACATGAGCGGAATAGATGAAATTCATGCAGGATTTCGGAGCGAGGATATCATTAGAATAGAACGGGCACTTCAAGAGTGTGTGTATTCTGAGAAATAAAGGAGGTGTGTAAACATGGAAATGAAATGGCATCCGATAGAGGATGGAAACTTGAAGGGAATACCACGTGATGAAGAGGTTATTTTCACCGTGCTTGATGAAGACACAGGAGAAGTTCGCACAGCAGCCGGCAAGGTTGACGAGTATTTTCTTAAGAAGCGTGGACATGTATTCGTCGGGGCGCCAAAGTATCCGGTCGACGTTAAAACACTTAAGGCTTGGGCTGAGCTTCCCGAACCGTTCCATCCGAACGATTGCAACAGGTGCGCACACTCTAAAGAGTGGACAGACGAATTCGGAGACCGTTGGTGGAAGTGCGAATTGTGGAATGAGCCGTTCGCAATGAGCGATTGCCCGTTGAGATAGTTGCATGTTGCGTAATTACACAAGATTACACAAGATTACACAAGAATTACACAAGAATATTGATGTATTAGTTGATGTATTAGTTGATGTATTAAGTCAAGAAAAGGCAAGGAATTAGTCAAGAGAATTCGTTCAAACCCTGAAATATAAGCGTTTGAATCGTGCTTGAAAGTTATAAGTTAGTTAAAGGTATACGGAGCGTTTCAGTTCGTGATGACCGTGATAGGAGGATAGAAGATGAAACCAACGGTAAAGGTGAGTTGGAGCGGCGGCAAGGATAGCACTTGCGCTGTACTCCTCCACTTGGAAGCGGGGCACAAAGTAAAGGCTGTGAACTACACACCGATGTTCACAGAAGAAATCCCGCTGCTGCTGAAAGACCATTATGAATTCATTCAGAAAACAGCAGAGCGGTTCCGTGATTGGGGAGCAGAGGTGTACATGGTCACAGGAATGACCTACTGCGACTATGTTCTACGGCGAAAAACAAAAGGTGCTGACAAGGGGGGAATCATGGGGTTTCCGTGCTTCATCCCGAGAATGTGTAAGTTCAAGAATTTCGGAAAGATAAAAGAGTTGAAGAGCTGCGATGTTGGATGTTACGACTACGAGGATATCGGAATAGCATACGACGAAAAGAAACGACAAACCCAATTGAACGAGAAGTTGCGTTCGATATTGGTGGAGTACGAAATTACGGAACAGCAAGCGATGGAGATTTGCAAGCACTGTGACTTGTTATCACCACTCTATGAGCACTATAAGCGTGATGGCTGCACATTGTGCCCGAACGCACCGAAAAGAGAACGTGAGCAATGGTTCAGAGAATACCCCGAAGCAGTACCAATCCTAAAGGAATTGCAAGACAAGGTGAGAGCCGAAAAGCCAGAACAATCGCCACTTAGAAATCACGAGTGGTTTTTACAAGGAGGACAAAATGAAGAATAGAGAAAAATACAGAGATGAGATTATGGAAGCAATCAAAAGAAGGCGAGCAGATAACGATAATATGTGTCGTTTCCTAAGGGATAACGTAATCCCCCGATTTGCATCCGAAACGGACGTAGAGCGAGAAGTCTGTGGTAACATTGAATGTTACACATGCGCAAATCTTTTTGCCTTTTGGCTTGACGAAGAATACGAAGAGCCGCCGAAACCCAAAGTTGATTGGTACCATGTACCGGTCGATACGCCGGTGAGGGTGCGTGATTCAGAAGATGAAGACTGGACGCTGCAATATTTCAGACGTATTAGCGACAACATACCGAATTACAGATTTGAAGCGTGGGATAATGGAAGGACAAGCAAAACAACGGATGGGATAATCAAGCATTGGAAGTACTGCGAATTAGTGGAGGTTTACGATGAATAGGAAAGAATGTATTGACGATTTGAATTATATCAAAAAGGCGCTCACAGAAGGCACGTTAACTCGGTATGATGCAATCGTTTTCCTTATCGACACGCTGACTGAATACTTGAAAGGAGTTGAGATTGGGGAGAAGGTATAGCGAGATTCCAAACGAGTTTTTCGAAGCCTGCTACTGGATGCAGAGCAGGGGAATACCTATGAGAGTTGCGGCGGAGTTGGCAGGAATACCCACTTCAACATTCCACCGCAACTACCCATACTGGGAAGGCTACATTTACGATTCCGACGGAAGGATTATAGGAGAGAAATGTTCAAAAAGAAAACGATAAGAAGGACACTTGAACAGCATGTGTTTAAAACCCAGCCTATTAAGACCGTGAAGGAGCTTGCAGAGCTCACCATGTCAATTGCGCAGGACTACAACAGGATGTTAATGAGTGAAGATGAACTGATTGCGTACAAGGTAGAACGAGAGTGCATGGATAGAAAACTTATTGACCAGTGGCAAAAAGATTTCCATGAAGTAGTAGAGAGCTTGGATGTTGAAAAATACAAGGCGTTCTATCGGATGTATCAGGATAACGTTTACGGCGGTAGACCAATGCCGACAAGCGATAAGGTAATCATGGCTTCAATGTGTAAGGTAGCGCTTGCGCTCACGACAATCTCGGAAGCAACGAAAAAGAAGGCTGATGAATGGCTTGAAGTGAACAATTTCACGAAAGGAATATGGATATGAGAAGATATAGAATCAGCACCGACAAGGTCCGGAAGAGATTAGATGGCTCGTTCATCTATTCGCTGGACGACGGGGACGTGACGATTGCCTGCCGTGACAAGGAGGTAGCAATCTTCCAAAAAGGAAATGCGGTCCGGATGCCGCTCGGTCAGTTAAAGTGGCTGCTGGATATGTGCGACGAGCATTACGACAATATCAAGTTTGCCGTAGAAATGTACATGCGGGCGAATCGTGATGAGATAGGAACGATAGAATAGGAGGTATCGGATGACAGAATATGCACAAATTGCGGATGCGAGGCTCCGGAAGTTGGGCGAGGCGGAATGGGAAATCAAATCTTGTATGCAGCGGATAGAAGAACTGGAGAATGTAGCTCAATGTTGTGGGTCTTTGAACATCACCGACAAGGTGCAGAATTCTGTCACCGGTAACAAGATGGAGGAGGCTGTTGTTGAGCTGCTGGAAGAGCAGGAGCGATTAAGAACGGTTGCTTCTAACTGGGTGCAGCTCAAAAGAGCTATAATATCGGAGCTTGAATCAATCAATCCAACTTATAGAGACGTCTTGACACGAAGATACATTCTTAAGCAAAGCACGGAAGAGACGGCGAAAGAGTTAAACTACTCGGAATCACACACCAAACGTCTCAAAAGGCAAGCGTTGGAATGCCTCGGAAGAGAAATTACAAATCATGATACCAGATGATACTTTCCTTTATGCTATTATGTATGTGGAACATAAGCAATCCTTTCTCCAAGAATAAAATGAGGAATAGTCGGGAGCGACCGCCGAAAGGCGGTTGTTTTCTTGCAAGGAATTCTCAAAAGTATATGGCAATCCACAGCAATCATTGGTATAATCACATTGAATATTTCTTTTATAATCGAAAGGGGAAAACAATGAGAAAGAAAATTATTGCACTGCTTATGGTTGCTATGGTTGCAACGTTAGCCGGATGCGGTTCTTCCGGAACGAAGGAAACAAAGAAGGCGGAAGAAAAAAAGCCAACCTATGAATCCGTCTATAAGGAGTACAGCCAGAAGATGAAGGATGCTACACCGGGTCTGATTGAAGAGTACAAGAAAGATGCTGAGGGTGTATCTGACATGAACAAACTTGCAAACATAAGTGCAAAGAAAACAGAGAAGCTTGCAAACATTTGTGCAAAGGGTGGAAAGAGACTCGCCACAATCCACGCAAAGGAAAACGACGATGAAGAAAAATACAATGAGTGGATGAACAAGCTGACTGATGTATATCAGGATGAAGCACAAAAAATAACAGATGCATATCAAGATAGTGTACTTGGATAAAAAATAATGGTCGGGGCGTAAAACCGCTCCGGCTATTTTATTTAGATGACCGCCGAGAGGCGGTTTTTTTATGCAAAAATGGAGGGCATATGAATATTGAATATGTCAAGACCGGAAGCGTAAAGCCATACGATAAAAACCCACGAAGAAATGATGATTCGGTAGAGTTTGTGGCGAATTCAATTAAAGAGTTCGGATTTCAGCAGCCTATTGTTGTTGACAAGGATATGGTTGTTATCGCCGGGCACACAAGACTTAAGGCGGCGAAAAAATTAAAGTTGAAAGAAGTCCCGGTGATAGTAGCTGACAACCTAACAGACGAACAAGCAAAAGCCTATAGGCTTGCGGATAACAAGGTTTCGGAATCGTCTGAATGGGACTTTGAGCTGCTGGACGATGAGCTGAACCAAATTCTCAATATTGATATGGATGATTTCGGATTCGACTTCACGGAAGATGAAGAAGATGAAGAAGATGAAGAGCCGGAAGAAAAACACAACGAAAGAGAACGGACCGGGAACGCTTACAACCTATCTGAATATGACCGGGTCAATGCGGTAGGCGACTATGATATTCCACGGCTGGACCCGGTAGATTATGCTCCAAAGGACTTGATACCGTTCAATTACATGTTAACGAGCAACGACTATGACAGCGGGGTACACTTTTACGTTGATGATTATCAATTCGAACGCATATGGAATTGTCCGGATGAGTACCTAGATAAGATATCCAATTTCGACTGCATGTTAACGCCGGATTTCAGCTTGTATATGGAAATGCCTATTGCGATGCAGATATGGAACACGTACCGGAGCAGGCTTATTGGTCAGATGGCACAACGAAGGGGGATAACGGTTATCCCAACGGTCAGTTGGTGCAGAGACAACAGTTTTGACTTCTGCTTTGACGGGCTGCCGGAGAGAGCTACACTGTCCATCTCAACAATCGGAATCAAGAAAGAAGATTACAACTTTGGAGTGTGGAAGGATGGAATGGATGAAATGCTGCTGAGGTTGCAGCCGAAAAGGTTGTTGGTGTACGGTGGTAAAGTTCCATATGATTATGGCGATACGGAAGTAATTTATTATAAAAACAAGACAACCGAACGAATGAAACAGAAGGGAGATGTGGTATAATATGGGTGGTAGAGGAGCATCTGGAGGCGGAAGATTAGCCGGTGGCGGTTTGAATGCTGGCGACATAACGGGGCTAGAAGACCTTGTCAGCATGAGAGAGGGAAAACCACGAGAAATCGACGAAGTGTTATCTGTTGGTAAGGACGTGCACGACAAGTACGGAGAAGACATTGACAACTTGAGCGCAGCAACACTCAAAGAAAGCAAATCCGGCGTGCTCGGATTCTTTGATGGTGGCGGTGGAATCGCTCTTAACAAGAGATATTTGGATTCAAAGAAAATGGATAAAGCAATAGACGAAGCGATAAGTGATGGGTATCATCCACCAAGAGGCAAGAAAACAGGGTTACAGTCAGTCGCAGCCCATGAATACGGTCACAAGCTGACGGAAGCGGCAGGAAGACGTCACGGAAAGTCGCTGGATGCCATGGCGGATGAAATTGTTAAAGAAGCAAGACAGACGACGGGGCATAGAGGTGTCGTAAAAATGGCATCCAAAATCAGTAAGTATGCAACGGTGAGCAATGCGGAGGCAGTCGCAGAAGCGTTCACGGATGTTTACTGCAACGGCGGAAGAGCCAAAAGGGAAAGTATCGCCATTGTAAACGCATTGGATAAGCGTTTTGGATTATAAGGAGGTAAGAAATGAAAAAGAACAGAGAAGTCACGTATTCGGAGCCGGTAGATTACATTCCTAAGGAGTTACGGAAGAAATACAAGCTCGGAGAGTTCGCCGATGAAGAGGACGACGAAGAAGAGAAAAAGAAAAGCAAATAGCAATCGTGAAAGGGACTTCTAAACGGGGTCCCTTTTATAATGCCAAAACAAAGGGAGGTGCGAAAGTGTGGCACGCAAACAGTACGGCGTTCCATATCAAGGGAGCAAGTCGCAAATTGCCGAATGGATAATAGAAAATTTGCCGGAAGCGGATGTATTAGTCGATTTGTTCGCAGGTGGTTGTGCAATAACAGATTGCGCATTGCAATCGGGAAAGTGGGACAAAGTAATCGCCAACGACAAGGAAGGTTCCGGAATAGAGCTTTTCATAGATGCAACACAGGGAAAATACAAGACCGAGTCTCGATGGATAAGTCGGGACTTTTTTAATGAGAATAAAGAGACAGACCCATATATCAAATGGATATGGAGTTTCGGCAATGACGGAGAATCGTATTTATACTCAAAAGAGCGGGAAATGTGCTTAGAACCTATCTGGAAGATGATTTTTTCTGACAGTACAGAGGAGGCACGGAGACAGTGGAAAGAATTTTGCGGGAGGGGGCGAAAAAATATACCAGACCGTATTCAAAGCCTCGAAGGACTTGAAAGACTTAAAAAAATTGAAAGCCTTGAAACAAGCAGGATTAAGAAAAGTAGAGAAGACTATACAAAAGTTATTATTCCGGATAATTCGGTCATATATTGCGACCCGCCATATAAAGGCGTAAAAGGGTACAGCAAGTCAAAATTTGACTATGAAGCATTCTATGAATGGTGTACAAGGCAGAGCGTTCCGGTATACATATCAGAATATTCTATGCCGGAAGAGCTTTTTGAAGTTGTCGCCGAAAAGCCTAAGAGAAATACGCAATCGTCGACGAAAAATTTGTTAAGAATAGAGAAAATATACAAGCCACGAAAGATAGAGGTGAAATAAATGGCAAATGAAGAAAATCTAAAGCCGCCAACCACGAGCGAAGCACGAAACAGAGGCAAAAAAGGCGGCATCAAATCGGGTAAGGCACGAAAAGAGCGAAAGGCGATGAAAGAGACCGCCGAAATGATTCTAGGGCTTACTTTAAAGGACGGCACAGTAACCGACCTTGAAGACATTCAGAGCATGGCAGCAGCCAATGGGAAGAACATCACGGTTCAGGATGCAATCATCTTGAAGCAGGCACAAAAGGCGCTGAAAGGTGATATCAGAGCGGCGGAGTTCATCAGAGATACCAGCGGAAACAGACCGACCAACGAACAGAGAATGGATGTAGCCGTGGACAACGGATTCATCGAGGCACTGAACGCCGCAGTCGAGGAAGTGGAGCAATGTTCAAGTGGCAGCCACTAAGCCCGAAACAGTTCAACATCTTCTCATGGTGGAACAGCGGTAGCAAGTATTCCGATATGGACGGAATCATTGCAGATGGTTCCATCCGTTCCGGAAAGACCGTAGCGATGGGAACAAGCTTCATCATGTGGGCGATGGAATCATTCGAGGGGGAGCAGTTCGCCATATGCGGTAAGACATTAGGAGCGCTAAGAAGAAACGTGCTCTCACCGCTGCAGAATGTTTTACCGGATATGGGCTATGAGATATCAGAGAGCCGCATCGAAAACAAGTGGACGGTTAGGCACGGAGACAACGTGAACACCTTCTACTTGTTCGGAGGTAAAGACGAAAGCTCACAGAACCTTATTCAGGGCGTCACGCTTGCGGGGGTCCTATTCGACGAAGTGGCACTGATGCCGGAATCATTCGTGAATCAGGCAACAGCACGTTGTTCTGTAGAGGGTTCTAAGTGGTGGTTCAACTGCAACCCTTCAACGCCGTTCCACTGGTTCAAGGTGAACTGGATAGACCGGAAAGAAGAAAAGAATCTTTTGTATCTGCATTTCGAATTGGACGACAACCGGAGCCTATCGGAGCATATCAAAGATAGATACCGGAGCATGTATCAAGGCGTGTTCTATCGGCGCTATATCCTCGGTGAGTGGGTAGCGGCAGAGGGCATTATCTATGATATGTTCAGTGAAGACAGGCACGTTACAAAAGAGAAATATAAGCCCGTGGGCGACGTTTACGTGTCGTGCGATTATGGAATACAGAATGCAACTGTTTTCCTTATGTGGGCGAAAATAAAAGGCATATGGACATGCATTCGTGAGTATTGCTATTCCGGGCGGGAAAACCTAAAGCAGAAAACGGATGCAGAATTTGTTCAAGACATGAAGATGTGGCTAGACGGCACGATACCGAAAAGGATTATCGTTGACCCGTCAGCCACTTCTTTTATTGCAGAACTCAGGAAGAATGGTTACACGGTCAAGCGTGGCATGAACGACGTACTGGACGGCATACGGTACACGTCAACCGCACTTGGAAGAGGAGAACTGATGTTCGTTTCCGATTGCGTGAATACCATTCGAGAGTTCCACTCCTATATGTGGGATTTGAAGTCAGCGGATGCCGGAGAGGATAGACCACTGAAAGAGCATGACCACTGCATGGATGCGATGAGATATTTCACGTATACAATCATGAGACAAGAAAAAGTTAAAGTAAAAGGATTCAAAGAGGGAATCTAATGCATACAAAAAGACCATACGAATTACCAAAGCCAATCACGGCTGACCCGTCAATTCTGGAGCATATCACGCCTCAGTTGATTGAGGGGTACATCAATAAGCATGAAAGCAAATTCAAGCGCTATGAATACCTCGAAAACCTTTACAAGGGGTTTCACGATGTATATAGACAACCGGAAAAGGAAAACTGGAAGCCCGACAACAGACTGGCGGTAAACTTCCCTAGGTACATCACAGACACATTTCTGGGATATGCCTACGGTGTGCCTATTAAGTGCACTGCACCGGACGACTCAGAGGATGAACGACTGGCAGAATTCTACCGCAACAACGAAATGACCGACCACGATTCAGAGATGGCGAAAATGTGCTGCATCTATGGGCACGCTTGGGAGTTCTTTTATCAGGACGAAGAGACAAACACCAAAGTAGTTGCATACAACCCGAAAGACCTTTTCTGTATTGTCGATGATACAGTGCAGCGCCGGGCACTGATGATGATTCAGTACGGGCGGCACACGGTGGACGGCGTGAACAACGGTGTGCTTTACGGCATGGCAGCGACGGCAGACACGATTTATTACTTTGATAACGGAAAGTTAACCGGCGACAAAGAGAACCCATACGGCTTAATCCCTTGCGTTGAGTGGCGACTGAACGAGGAGCGCATCGGACTTTTTGAGGGAGTGGCTGGACTGGTGGAGACGTACAACAGGACACTGGGAGAGAAGGCAAATGATGTTGATGCTTTTGCAGAGGCTTATTTGGCTGTCATCGGGTCCGAGCTTGACGATGAAGACGTGTACCGAATCCGGGACAATAGAATCATTAACCTTTACGGCACGGATAACGCAAGGGATATTCTAGTTCAATTCATGACCAAACCAACGGCAGACGGAACACAGGAAAATCTGCTGAATCGACTTGAAAATCTGATATATCAGATTTCTATGGTGGCGAACATCTCAGACGAACAGTTCGGAAACGCAAGCTCCGGTGTAGCTTTGGCTTACAAGCTGCAGGCAATGAGCAATCTCGCCGTGACATTCGACCGGAAGATAGAAAAGAGTCTCAGGAAGCGTTTTAAGATATGGTCAAGTCTATCAACCAACGTGGCTGACAGAGAAGTGTGGCGGGATATCGATATTAAGTTTACCCGGAATCTTCCAAAGAACCTGCAAGAGGAAGCACAGACCGCTTCACAGCTTGAAGGTATCGTATCGAAGGAAACGCAGCTATCCGTGCTCTCCATCGTTCCGGACGTTAAGAAGGAAATTGAAAAGATGGAAGAGGAAGAAGAGGAGCAGATGCAGCAGTTGAGCATGTATCAGCAGACCATGGGGGCAGTAAATGGCGAAAACAACGCAGGAAATATTTCTAGCACGGACGAAGGAGAACCGGGATTACTGGAGAAGTAGAGAGGACCGGCAGGCGGTTATTAACGAGCACACGATGAAAAACATCGATGCCGAAATTCAGCAGATTTACGAGCGGATGGTCCCGGAAATCCAAAAGGAAATTGAATCGTTTTATCAGAGGTACGCCGATAAAGAGGGAATCAGCCTAGCGGAAGCCAAAAAGAGAGTGTCGAAATTCGATGTAAGGGCTTTTGAGGCAAGGGCGGCGAAAATGGTCAAGGAACGTGATTTCAGCGATGAGGCTAACGAGCTTATGCGGCTGTACAACGCAACCATGCGGATTAATCGGCTGGAACTTCTAAAGGCGGATATAGGCTTGCATATGATAGACGGATTCGACGACCTAGAAAAGTTGACCGGAGAAAAGCTGACCGAGGAAGCCGTGAAGGAGTTCGAGAGGCAAGCGGGAATCTTAGGAAATGGCGTGAAAGGTGCATCCGAAAGAGCTAAAAGCCTAGTGGGGCAGTCATTCATGAATGCCACATACAGTGAGCGCATATGGAGCAATCAGGAAGCCTTAAGAAATAAGCTATCCACGATACTCACAAAGGGCTTGATTGGTGGGAAGAGCTATCAGAGCCTTGCGGCGGAGATTCGGAAGGATTTCAGCGTATCGGCACGGGAGGCAATGAGACTGGTTCGAACTGAAATGGTCCGGGTGCAGACACAAGCTCAGATTGATTCGTACAAGGCGAACGGATGGGAAGAGTTCGAATTCCTAGCATACGGCACGGCATCGTGTGAAATCTGCAACGCCCTAAACAAAAAGCATTTCAAGATATCGGATTTTCAACCGGCAGAGAATGCGCCGCCCATGCATCCGAACTGTAGATGCAGGACGGCACCGTATGAGAATGAAGAAGAGTATCAGAAGTGGTTGGATTCATTCGGAGGTGGAAACAAAGAAGAAATAGGAAGCCCGATAAACGGAGAAACAACAGCACCATTTTACAAGGCAGGGAAGTTGGTGCTAGAATTAGTGCTAGGAAGTCCAATGACACATGAGGAAGCTGATTCTGGGAACTGTAATCCGAACTATGACGGAATAAAAGGCAGTCCGTATTTTAGAAACTGTCAATCATGCGTTCCAGTATATGAGCTAAGGCGAAGAGGGTACAATGTAGAAGCACTACCAAGAGGAACGATGGAACAACAGGTGCTTGCAAGAGGTGAGTGGAACTTCTGGAAGAATGCTGATGGTACAGCTTGCCGGGAAAGTGATACCATAAAGCCGCCAAAGGCAAACATGAATTCACTTGAAATGGCAAACTGGATGAATGAAGTTATCGGAGAGGGGCAAAGATTTTCATGGAGCTTCTTTTATGGTTCTGACCGAGGACATATTATTACAATCTACAAAGAGAATGGAAAACTCAGAATGTATGACCCACAAACGAACACGAATTATACAGGGGAACAATTTCTGACAATGCTTAAAGAATATGGAAAAGGGAAAAACCGTTTATTCATGCTAGATGATAAATCACCGATGGAAGAATATGCTGGAGGAATCATGAAGGAGCACAAGAAATGACGGATGCGGAAAGATTAGAAAAATGGTATGAAGAGCAGAATTTTCTACCGGGGGTAAAGAGCGTTTTTAAGAATGTTTATGACAATTACTATATACAAGACCATGAAGAACCAGTTTTTTATGGGAGACCAGAAGTGTATAAGGTAGTAGGAGATGATTTTATATTCGTTCATGGAGATGAATATGAGCATGTTCTATGGGTATATGCAGGTTCACCAGAGCCAGTTAAACCCGAAGATGTACCAGAGTTCTTGAAGTAGTCCTAAAACGGCTTTAAACGGCTTTTAAATCACAACTCAATAAATTATACCTAAGTCAGAAAATCGTTCTTTACAGGGCGATTTTTTATATACCCTTTTTCGGGTACGTCCAAGCATTCACGACATTAAACTGTATGGATTATCGAGCATTGTGATGTAAAACAAATGGAGGAAATTATGGCAGAAGAAATGAACAATCAAAACACAAGCGCAAACACTGAACCGAATACCGAGCCGAACACTCAGACCGAGCCGAAAGGTGGAGCAGAGCCGGAAAAGAAGTATTCGGATGAAGACCTTGATAAAATCATCGGTCAGAAGTACGCAAAATGGAGCGAAAAGACCGATAAGGCTATCGAGGATGCCAAAGCGGAGGCGGTCAAGCTGGCGAAAATGAACGCAGAGCAGAAAGCCGCCTATGAATCAGAGCAGAAGGACCTCAAAATTGCGGAAATGGAAGCACAGCTCCAGAAAATCGCACTGGGAAAGGTTGCCGGTGAGATTCTCAAGGAGCAGGGCATGGATGCTACACAGGATATTCTGGACATGGTCGTAGGCACAACCGCAGAGGACACAAAAACACAGGTGGAAGCGTTCGTGAAGCTGGTCAATGCACAGGTTGAAATCCGGGAAAGACAGCGGGCGACAGGTACCACGCCGAAATCTTACACCGGAGCGGAACCACTGAGCGAAATTGAACGGCGGATTGCAAAGTACAGGAAGTAAAAGGAGTAAACTATGGCAGGTGAAAACAATAATCAGGCAGTAAGACGTTATACCAAGGAGTTTAAGGACCTTATGCAGGCGGTATTCCAGAGCCGAGCGTACTTTGGAGACTTTTTCGGCGGCGGAATCGAGGCACTGGACGGAATTCAGGAGAATCAGACCGCATTCAGCGTTAAGACTTCCGACATTCCGGTAGCGGTAGGCACTTACAACACCGAGGAGAACACCGCATTCGGAACCGGAACGGGAAAGTCCAACAGATTCGGCAACAGAACCGAGATTATCTATACCAATGCGGATGTTCCTTACAGCTGGGGCTGGAGCTTCCACGAAGGAATCGACCGGAACACGGTTAACAACGACTTCAACACGGCGGTGGCTGACCGTCTTGAGCTGCAGGCACAGGCAAAGACAAATCAGTTTAACACTCATCACGGTAAGTTCATTTCCGATAGCGCCGCTGAAACAATAGAGGCGGCAGCTCTCACCGAGGAGGAAGTTGTAAAGGCGTTCAACGCCCTCGCAAAGTACTTTGTGAACATTGGTGCGGTTGGTACCAAGGTAGCAAAGGTTACGCCGGATGTATGGAACATCATTGTTGACGCTAAGCTCATGACTACCGCAAAGGGTAGTTCTGTTAACGTGGACAACAACACCGTGAACACCTTCAAGGGTTTTCAGCTTGAGGTGATTCCGGATGCAATGTTCCAGAAGAACGAGTGCATTTACGCTTACATCACCGGCATCGGTAAGGCGTTCACCGGCATTCAGACTGCTAGAACCATCGAATCCGAGGATTTCGACGGCGTGGCACTGCAGGGAGCCGGTAAAGCGGGTGAGTACATTCTCCCGGCTAATAAGAAGGCGGTCGCAAAGGTTACAGCTACGGTAGCATAGGAGGTAAATAATGGGTTATGTGGTTATTCATCGGTTCGCAGACACGCAGGATGTGACAGAAACGAAAAACGGTTCAATTCCGTACATTTACGAAATCGGTGACGAGTTTCCACGAGCTGGAAAGCGTGTAAATAAGGGCAGAATTGAAGAGCTGGCGGGTTCGAAAAACAAGCCGGGCTTTCCGCTGATTGAGTACACCGAGGAGTGCAACACAAAGACCGTGAAAGGCAAAAGGACGAAGTAGTCAGAAAGGCACGACATGGAAGACTTGTTAGAATTGCTTAATATGCAAGATGCCGGAGACGAACAGAGGAAGAAGCTGCAAACCATTATGGATATCACAAGCGACAGACTGAAAGTAAAGCTGGGCACCGATGAGGTGCCCAGTCAGCTGTCCTACATCGTGACGGAGGTATCCATCATTCGATTCAACCGGATTGGTTCGGAGGGGCTTTCTTCCCATACCGTCGAGGGCGAATCACTCAATTTCAGCGGAGACGATTTTTCGCCTTATGAAAGCGACATTCAAGCGTGGATTGACGAAAACAAAGGCACGTCGAGAAGGGGGAGGATTCGGTTCATATGAGATTTGACAAAGAAGTGTACTTCTATACCGAAAAGTCGAATTACAACGCTAAGACGGGCGATTATGACCGTTTGAAGCCATCTGAGGTGCCAAGGATGGCGTCAGTCAACCAAACCGAAACCGCAATGATTCGGATGGTATATGACAGCATACCGCAGGAGTCGTTGACGGTCCGGCTCCAAAACAAATATAAAAATCCGTTCGACTATATTCGAATCGGAAAAAAGCTCTACAAGGTGGACAAGAGAATCGACTTGTATACAAAGCAAGCGTTTATTGTTTCGGAGGTACAGCATGGGCGTTGATATTAAATGGGAAGGTCTCGACAAGCTGCAGGACAATCTCGAAAAAGCCGCCACACTGGACGACATTAAACGAGTGGTCCGGCACCAAGAAAAAACCTTGCTGGAGACAGCGCAAGAGCACGCCGTCAAAAAGTCAGCGGGCGGTGAATTTTACGGCGGTTATAGCGGAATTGAGCGGTCACAGGGCGGAATTTATGACGACCTAAAGACGGACCTTTACCTAGAAGGTCTAGCGGTTGGCATTCAGTCGCTTAAGGACTATTCGGCTTGTGTCGAGTACGGAACAAGGCGGCAGCCGCCGGAGCCGTTCATGGAGCCAACAGCACGAGAAGCGGGAGAGAAGTTTGTGAGAGATTTGAGGAAGTTGTTTAAATGATGGATGCACAGCAAAGCCTTTTTACAGGGTTGAAAATGAAGATTGAAGCACTCGGATTAAGCGTGTATGACGGCGGTATGCCTTCTGAGGATGAGCCATACCCTTTTGTGTATCTCGCAGATAACACGATGCGGGATATGATGGTTAAGGGAAGCGGAATCGGCACGGTATCGCAAAACATCCACGTTTGGCAGAACGATTCGAAAAAGAGAGGCACGCTCTCACGGATTGCTGCAGAAGTGATGGAGGTTTGCCGGGAGTTCGAGGAGTACGGCGGCACTGGCTACACATTGCGGAGCTTGAGCCAGAAAATCATATCAGACAACAGCACGGCGGAACCATTAATGCACGCAATTATCGAGGCAGAATATTACTACAGCTAAAGAAGGAGAAGAATTATGGCAACAGCGATTGCAGGAAAGAAAATCATTTATCTTTACCGACTTCTTGAGGATGCATCGAAGGAAGCAGCAAAGCAGATTGCATTTGTTACGGAGAATGGCAGAACGAAGTCGAAGGATGCGGATTCTACAGCAACGAAGGACGGCACTATTCGAACCCCGGCAACAGCGGAGGTAGAAATCACGTGCACTTCCATTCTGGCAAAGGGTGACACCATGCTGGACAAGCTGGAATCTGCATTAGATAATGACAAATTGATAGAAGTATGGGAGGCGAACATGGATGAGCCGGTTGAAAGTAAGACAAACCAGTACAAGGGCACTTATTTTCAGGGGTATCTGACCGAGATTGAGAGAACAGCAAACGCCGAGGACATGGTGGAAGTATCTCTCACTTTTGGTATTAACGGAGCGGGCGCAAAGGGCAACGTTACCGTAACAGACACGCAGGCAGACATGGCTTCCTATGTATTCAAAGACACTACAGTAGGAGCATAGGTTTTAAGCGGGCGGGGGACGATTGTTCCCCGCTTTTGGTATATGGAGGACTAATATGTACGATATTGAAATCAACGGCACATCATACCCGGTTAAGTTTGGAATGAATTTCATTAGAGAGATGAATCAGAGGGTTACTGTTTCTATGGATGCATGGGGCGGCAAAGAAGAGAATGTTGGACTGAATTATTACATCGCAAGGCTGTTTGATGGAGACCTTGAGGCATTGCAGCAGATTCTTTTTGTGGCAAACAAAACCGAAACCCCAAAGCTCAATATTTCCATGCTTAATGATTGGTTCGAGGACGAGAACACCGATATTGACGAAGTGTTTAAGAAGGTGACCGATTTTTTATCAAATGCGAATTGTACGAAGAAGACGTACAGGGCAGTCACGAAGGCACTGAAAGAGCAGAACCAGAACTAAAGTCTATGACCTTTGAAAAGCTAATAGACAAAATCACGGAAGATTGCTTCCGGTTTTTTGGTTTCCGTAGCTTTGATGAAGTGGACCGGCTGACGTTCCCGGAATACGAACTGCTTTGTAAGGCGCACAAGCTGAGCACGGTTGATAAAGACATGTGGGTGCACAAGCTCGCCTATCTGAACTTTATGGCTAAGGCAAGCCGGAAGGCAGGAAAGACACGGACCAAGCCGGTTTATGAGACGTTCGATAAATTCTACGACTATCAGAAGGCACTGGAAAAGGTAGAACGGGAATACGACACGGAGCGGAACGAAAGATTCCTTGCTATCAGCAGAAAAATGAAAGAAGAAAGGAGGGAAGAATGAGCAGTAGCGACTACATCGTAACCGCCGTTCTAATGGCAAAGGATAGGAATTTTCAAAGTACATTTGAAGCGGCAAACAAGACAACGCAAACTCTCGGGGGCAAGATTAAAAGCGGTCTCGGATTCGGAGCACTCGCCGGAATCGGCGCAAAGGCGGTTGGCGTTGTGGGAAGCGGTCTAAAAAGTCTTGTGTCAGAGCTGGATAATACAAACAGTGCGTGGACGTCTTTTGCATCCAACATGGCTATGTCAGGCATGGGCGACACGAAAATCAAGGAAACACAAAAGGACTTACAGTATTACGCAAAAAGGACCGTTTACACCTCAAAAGATATGGCGGCGACTTATGCGCAGCTATACGCAGTTAACCGGAAAACATCACCAAGCCTTGTTAAGGGTTTCGGAAACGTTGCGGCGGCGGCACAGAACCCGGCGCAGGCAATGAAAACGTTGTCTATGCAGGCAACCCAGATGGCGGCGAAACCAAAAGTTCAGTGGGAAGACTTCAAGTTGATACTTGAGCAAACACCCGCCGGAATGTCGAAGGTTGCGAAAGCAATGGGCATGACAACAACAGAGCTTGTTAAGAACGTGCAAGACGGCAAAGTCAAGACAGAAGACTTCTTCAAGGCGATGGAGAAGCTGTCGACTGATAAAGACCTATCTAAGATGGCACAGAGCTATAAAACGATAGGGCAAGCGGCAGACGGCTTGACTGCTACACTCTCAGCCGGACTGGCACCGGCATGGCAGGTTGTTTCAGATGTTGCCATTGGTGGAATATCAAAGCTGATGAGCGTTGTAGATAAGGGGATTAGTGGAGTATCGAAAATCTTCAAGGGAACCGGAAAACAGCTCGAAAAAACAGCGGGAGCGTTTGAACGGTTCGCCGGAACCCTTAGCCGGAACCAAGGCGTGATGGACGTTCTCAAACTGACAGCAAAAGCCACGTCAGCGGCTCTTAACGCCCTTCTTAAGGTCATTGAGAAGGTGTCTAACGGTCTGAACAAGATGATTAAGATAGAGCCTAGACTTCCGGAGCTTGCCATGGGATTCGGCGCAATCAGCGCCATCATGAAAAAGACAACCGGAAAGGGACTTTTAAGGTCCATGGGCGAACCACTTGTTAAGAAGCTGACTACAACGGTCAAAGGGTTGAACATCTTCAAGCGGAGCGCAAAAAAAGCCACTGAGGAAGTTGGCGAAACGCTGGCAGAAGGCGCCGCCGGAATGTCCAATGCAGGAAAGGCGGCATCCTCGACAGGGGAAACGGTCGCAAAGACAGGGAACAAGCTTATGCAGGCTGCAACAACTTTCCTTGTTTTCGGTGCTGCAATCCTCGTAGTAGCCGCTGGTTTTTGGGTGCTCGCACAGGCGGCAACGACGGTAGCTAATGGAGGTCCGGCAGCAATCGCCGTGTTCGTTGGCATGACAGCAGCCATCGCAGCCTTAGCGTTTGTTTTCTCCACACTCGGAGAAGGTTTAAATCTTGCTATTCCGGGAATGGTCGCTTTCGGCGCCACAATAGCGCTTGTCGGAATCGGCGTAGCACTTATCGGTGCCGGTGTATACCTATTATGTGCCGGAATCGTTAAGCTGGCGGGCGCACTTCCGGCGATTGCATCAACGGGAGTTGCGGCGGCTGGAGGATTGCTTGCTTTAGCCGGAGGATTGCTTGCAGTTGTGGCAGTTGCGGCGGTTGCCGGTGCCGTGCTTGTGGCTCTCGGGTCCGTGGCTGGCGTTGCGGGTGCCGGAATCCTTGTTTTACTGGCGGCTGGAGTTGCCGTAGCGGCTGTTATGCTCATGTTTGCGGCGGCTTTGAAGCTTGTCAAAACGCAGGTATCGGGCATCGCCTCACAGTCAAAAAAAGCGGCATCCAGTTTGAAACAGATGGTTACAAGTGTGAGTGTCGTTAAGTCCGGATTAGGCGCACTTAAGAGCCTCGCATCCGGGGCAATGTCCGCCTTAAAGAGCGCTTTTAGTTCGGGAGCATCCGGGGCAAAATCGGCGGCGGCTTCCATCGGTAAGAATTTCCGTTCTGGCATTTCAAGCGGAATGAGAGGCGGAGTAAGCGCCGCAAGAAGCGGAATGCACGCAATCAATAGCGCAATGTCAGGAGAAGCCGGGAAGGCTCACACCGTAGGCGTTAACATCGGCAGGGGATTGGCTAATGGTATTCGTGCAGAAATTCCGGCAATCAGAGCGGCGGCGGCAGCAGCTTCAAGCGCTGCAACCGTGAAGATGCGGAAAACGACGAAGGAACATTCACCTTCAAGAATAACCCATAAGATTGGTGCATTCCTATCAATGGGTTTAGTTAACGGTATGGAATCCAAGAAGCGTGACATTAGCCGCATGGCTGCAAAGCTGGCGAACATGGCTACACTGAGTCCTAGCAGAATGGCATTTGCCGGAGATTATAGCTTGAACGACACATGGGATTATACCAGTACCGCAAACTACGAAATCACGGTAGTGTCCGAACTTGACGGAAAGGTGGTATCTAAGCAACTTGCACCTACTATGCAGCAGGAACAAAACCGATTGACCACCAGAGCAAACAGAAGGAGAGGTATCAGATAGTGTACACATTCAGAGATACCACGGAGGTAGGGACTTTATTGTCTCTACCTTCCGAGGCGGTAATGATTAACGGAGAATACATCGAAGATGAGAATTCACCGTTGTACATCGAAGGTTACCGCACATTGTATACAAAAGGCAGGGAAAGCCTAAAAAAGGACCTTAAAACAGAAGAAATCGGAAGCCGGAACGGAACGAAAATCAAAACGACAAGATACCCGGAGCGGGAAATCGTCGTTGGGTTTCAACTTGTCGCAGAAGATAACGAATCGTTCCGGAGCGCCTTCAATAAATTGAATGGGATTTTGGATAGAGAAGAGAGTCAGTTCATCTTCCACGACGAAGAGGACATGTTCTTTGTCGGCACGCCATACTTTGATGGCGATATCGAGGAAGGACGGAACGCCGTAAAAGGAGAGTGGACAATCTACTGTCAAGACCCGTTCAAGTATTCGGTTGATGAATATGAAGCGGAATCTTTCACGGACACGGACGGGAACACAACCATGATGGTTGAATACGGCGGAACTGTCCCGGCGCATCCGACATTCAAGGCAAGTTTTTATACTACGAAGCCGGAAGTTGACGAAACCAACGCAGAAGATACCAGTTATCAAGGGAACGAGGATGAAAATCTGGGCGAACTGGGAAATTGTGGATACGTTGCGTTTTTTGACAGCAACGAACACATCTTGCAGTTTGGCGACCCGGATATTTCCATCGAGAAGCCGGTAGAAGTGCAGCCTATCAGGGTATCGCAGGAGTTCACGCAGGCAGGCAACTTTGGGAGCGCTATTCAGCAGTTATGGAAGCCAAACCAGAGCGGCACCGGGTATTCCGGCGCACCTATCGAGGGCGGTTTTTATGAAGCATATGGCGCCAATTCCACGCCTTCCGGAACTACCAGCGGGGCGATTATCGGCTATAAGTGGGATGCCAAAAAGAAAACATGGGTTTCAAGTCCGGTGTCTGACAGTTCAGGAAGTGCACCGAGCGTTAAATACAAGATGTACTACAAGGCGACCGGAAGAACAGCTAGTTCGGTTAAGCTCACGGTGGATATTACCGCCGTCGTTGGTTCAGTCAGCGGCAAGGTAAAGAAAAACTGGAAGAAAGCAAAGCTTCAAGCGGTAATCACGGTTGCTGGCAAGAGCCACACCAAGACAATCAAGGCAGGTGGTAAGTCATGGGGTAAGGGGTCTCACAAGGTGTCCTACACATTCACGGTGTCGGATATTCAAGCCGGGACCATTGACCTATCGTGCAAGGTGGAGGTGAAAGAATCCGGAGCCAAAGGGTCAGCAGGAAAGCTAAGTTCTCGGAGCGGGAACACAATCACAATCCCAACGTATACCGACAAAACACCGACCAACTACTTCTTGAAATCAAGCTATGGAGGCGTAACACAAAGCGGATGGCACGGGGCAACCATCACAAGGGAGTTACCGCCGGATGAGAACGGAACCAGCGGCGCAGAATTCTACAGCATTGATGCATCGGTAAAGTTTTCCATCGGGTCTAGTGCCAACGATGTTACGCAATGCGGAATGCTCGAAATCATGGCGCTGAATAAGAGCAATGATATAGTAGCCGGTATCCGAGCGTATAAGTCAAGTCGGGGGAAGAATGCGACTATCCAGTATGTTTGGCAGAATGAAGTCGTGGATAAGACGACCACCTTCAACGCAGACAACAAGAACAGCAATCTTACGGTTAAGATTGAGGGCGGATGGTACAGGATAGCCTACAAGTTCGGGAATGCTACGAGCGAATTCTACCCGTTCCCAGCTATTTACAATTTCGAGGACACGGACGTTACAAAGGTTGTTATTGCCGCTTACCAGTGGAAGGCGCAACCGCCGATGGATTGGTTAGGTGTGAGAAATCTATCGTTTTATGGACGACCAAAGACTAGTGAAAGCACGACAGAAATTCCATTCCAGAACGGCGACATCCTGACGGCAGACGGAAAGACCGCCACGGTTACCATGCTGAGGCACGGAAGCGACGAAGGCGTAAAGCGCCCGGACCTTGGAGCGCTGGGGAACGACTGGGAAACGCTAGTTTTAACGCCCGGAACGAATTCAGTTCACACGTCCTATTCGGCGTGGGCGGGGCAGCAGCCATACATTAGGCGTTGCCGGTCCGATGAAGCTTATGGCAGGGATTACTACCAGCAGTTGGATTCCGATACGCCATACGACACCGGAATAGAATATTACAACTCATCGAAAGAGCGGGTATATCCGACCGAGGAGGAGTACAACGCAAGCCCGACAAGCTATTACCAGTTCATGGATGCGGGCACAAATCCGACCGTCTACTGCAATTCAAGCGGCACGGTGTACAGCACGCAGCCTACATACGAACAGTGGGCAGCGAATCCGTCGGAGTATTATGTGAGCGAATCAACAGCGCCAAAGTTCTCAATGACCTATAGAGAGGTATTCATATGATTCTATATTTTGCAGATAAAAACTTTAAAATTCTCGGAACAGCTTCAACCAGTTTGTCGGGCGGCTATGTTATCACCGACGACACTAAAAAGGAAGAGGTGGAAACAGGAATTGCAACGCTCGATTGCACAGTCGCCTATACCGACGACACAAGGGGCGACATTGAAGGTTGGTGTCGGGCAGGTAATTACGTACTAGCCTACTACGGCAAAGAAACTGCAGCCGATATGGATATTGTGAATCTCTTCATGATTACAACCACGGAGCTGTCCGTATTGGACCACGAAATCAAATTTGAATCGGAGGATTCAGGGTTAGACCTGCTGAACAACCTTGCTAAGGAGTACACCGGAACGGAACAGATGAGCGCAGCGGATTACATCAATAAGTTCCTTGAGAAAACAGGTTTTCGATTGCGGAACAACAACGTTTCGGCGCTTCCGAAAAAACTTGAATGGACTAGCACCGATACGGTAACAAAGAGACTTGCAGATATTGCGGAGAAGTTCGAGATTGAGCTTACCTATGGATTCAGCGTTAAAGGCTTGACCGTGTCGGATAGATGGGTTGATATCGCAGATGAAACAGGAAGGGACACAAAAATCAATCTATACATCGACAAAGAAGTGAACAATATCACCGTAAAGAATACCATCGAGAACCTAGCGACAGCGCTTTATGCAACCGGAAAGGACAACTTAACGCTTATCGGCTTCACAATTCCGGAGGCAGATAAAGACAAGTACCAGATTGACCCGGACGGAAACCTTGTGTCTCTCGAAGCGTTGACCAAATGGGCAAGAGTGGACTATTCGAGTAAAGATTCTTTCAGCGGCAATTTGTACCAGAAATTCGAATCCTCGGACACGAATTCACAGGCAGACCTTTACAAGCTGGCAAAAGAAAAACTGGATTCCATTTCGGATATTGAGACCAACTACGAAGTGGACATAGCAGACCTGCCGCCGGGAGTAGGGATTGGTGACCGTGTGAACATCGTGGACGATGCCGGGAACACTTACATTTCCGGCAGAATCCTTGAACTTGAAACATCTGTCACCGACGGAACAAAGAAGGCTACACTGGGTGAGTATGTAATCAAGGATAGCGGCATTTCGGAGCTTGTGGAGAGTTTGGCAAGCAGTTTTGCTAATCTGTCAAAGGTCCGGGAGCTGTACACATGGATTGCTTACGCCGATACTATCGACGGTGACGGATTCTCATTTTCCCCGGAAGGGAAAGAGTACCTTGGTACCGCCGTTAATCAGCTGACGGAGGAAGCAGGAACGGACCCGGCAGTGTATAAGTGGGTCAAGACCAAAGGCGAACAGGGAGAAAAGGGGCAAACCGGAGCGCCGGGAGAAAAAGGAGACCCAGGAGAAGATGGATACAGCCCAACGGTAGACCTTAGCACAGGCGAATCAGGAAGCACGGTGTTAACCGTAACCGATAAAACCGGACCGTCGAGCACGGAGCTTAAGGACCAAACAGCACGGAACGATGCTAGCGATGCACGGAATTATGCGGATAATTACATCAATCACGACGAAACCGGAACGATGATAGCAGCGGAAGCCGTAAAACCAATAGCAGCCACGAAAAACAACGTTCTACTCACCGATAAGGATGTACAGATTCGAGACGGTCAAAAAGTGCTTGCCTCTTACGGGGAGACCATTGACATTGGCGGGGAAAACGAACAGCATGTAACAATCGCAAAAGACAAAATGGCGGTCTACGCCGGAACAGAAAGCTTATTCAGCGTTGACAGCTTCAAAAGCGGCACGGAAATAATCAGCACTTGGATTAATACAGATAAGCTTACACCGACCGAAGATATCTACCCAGAAATATCAGGCAGCATCGCATTTTCGGTAGAATATATAAATAGAACGATAGACCAAGACGGAAGTTATAGCGATTCGTATAATTACAGCTTCTATAATAAGGGCGCAAAGCGAGTATGGTTTGAGCTTGAAGGCGGAGGAACCATAACAATCAATGAGGCTGTTGGTGGTAATAGCCTCCATTACGAAGAATTTAGCAATAGCGGTAATGAGTACTATAACGGCTTCGAACTTGCTACAAGCGAAAAAATTACAAGAAAGGATATCATAGCGCTACGAGCCGCATACGATATAGAATTTAACCCGGCTATTGTAGACATTGGGCAGTATCGTACAAAAGACATTATCACCTATAAGGGCATGAATCTATACGACTTTAAAGCGCTCAAAATAGGGTCCGGAATTGCATCCGAAAACAATAGGAGAGATGCATTTACAGTTGACTTCCTTGGAAATGGCTATTTCGGGAACACGCTGAATGTTGAACAAGATATCCGTGCTATGTATGTAGGTACAGCGCAAGTTGATGCTAATAAGATAGCAGCCGAAAACATATCAGCCGAAAACATATCAGCCGAAAACATATCAGCGAACAACATTACGATGAACATACAGCGTGGCGCCGGAAAGATAACATTAACAACCGGAGCAGTGGGTTTTCAGCCACGTTGGTATCGGTGCGGAAACATTGTTCAGATGGAAGTTTCGACAAAATGCGCCGGAGAAGTAGCAAGCGGAGCAAATATCGCCGCCGGAAAGATTACGGGAGTCCCCAAACCTATCACAGAATCGGGTGTTCGTGCCGTGTCGTATTACGGCAACAATGCCAACATATCCTATATGGGCTCAGACGGTACGTTTTACGCCCGTAACGCTGGAGCGGATGCGCTTAAAAAGAACAATGACTGCATTGGCGGATTTACGTACATCACAGACGGCACCATGATATAGAAAGGAGCAAGAATGAAATCAGAAAAACAGCTCTACCAATGGGATGTGAATCAGTATTTAACAGAATTGCAACCAACAGCACAGTTTGTAGATTACCCGATGGGTAATGAGGTTATCAGAATTGAGACGGAAGGCAAGCGCTGCCGAATCCCCGACGAATTTCTGCAAACTGCCGGATTCAAGACATGTTATGAACGCTATTCCGACGGCACTTACAAGGCGTATAACTTCAACGTGCAATCATCGCCAAAGCCGCCTGACTATGTCTACACAGCGGAAGAGCGCATAACATTTGATGCGCTCGTGGCTAAAGCAGATGCCGCAATCGCAGAAATCAAGCGCCGTGCCGATTCCGGGGAGTTCACACCGGTGAAGGGCGTGGACTACTTCACGGAGGCGGAGAAAAACGAACTGATGGAGAGCGTATCGAGCGGAGCTATCGGCGAATTCCGGAAAGTCGTTGACAGTGCGACTACCGAATACAATGATAACCACAACTTGAAGTTAGCCAAATATAACGCCAACGCATCCGAGAAGTTGACCACCTACGACACCAACGACGAACAGCGCACCAGCGACTACAACCGCAACGCCGAGGTGAAGCTGGAAGCCTATAACAGCAATCACACAGAAAAGTTAACGGAGTACAACACCAATGCCGAAACAAAAACGGCAGAATTTGATTCTAACGCCGCCGCCCTGCAGACCGAGGTGGACCGCTTGCGGGGCGAGTGCGACAATTTGGCGGCAGAAAACCGGAAGCAAGAAAACAGGATTTCGGCATTAATGAAGCTGAACAAGGGGCAGACCTATGACATTCTGCCGGAAGAGGGCGAATCCGCAAGCAGAACGGCGCCAAGCGGGGCGAAGTATGTGAGCGTGGATAAAATAGGCGGTAAGAGCATTGTTTGGAATCAGCTGTTTAACATGAGTCAAAATAATCGTGTTGATGGTGGACAATTTGAAATCAATTTTGAATCTCAAACTGTTACACTTAACGGCAATTCTGGCAACAATGCGTGGCTAAGCATCATCCCGGATGATGGCGCTTTCGCAGCGTTGAATGTAAAAAATCACCAGTACATCTACAAGATTTCTGTTGTTGAGAACCAATCCGCAGAGGACATTAGATTCGGTTTTCTTAATCGTGGATTTGTTGCGAATATTCCAGCAAACTATACTGGAAGAGTGAACTTTTTGTGCACGGTAAGCGACCCAGAGAAAGGAAAATCAATCGGTTTCAGCGGTCTGCAACCGAATACTGATTATGCCGTAAGATTAGTACTCAGCGCTTGCGATTTGACTTTGATGTTCGGTGCTGGGCATGAACCGACTGCCGAACAGTTCGAGGCGATGTTCCCGGAGGTGTCCTACCCGTACAATGCAGGAGAAATCATTTCTAAACCAACTGCCGAAATTGAAATTGACGTGCAATCTCCTAACATCTTCCCGGGAACGGAACTTGACAGGCTATACCCATGCGAAATTAAGAAGGGGGAAACGTTCACGGCATCGGCGAGGTTCGAAATAAGCGGCACCGCAAAATGCAGGTACTTCACGGCGGACAAAGCGAAACAAGATTATTATTCTCTTACAAGTGACGTTGCAACCCATGACGAAAACACGAGATACAAGAAAGTAATAGAAGCGCCGTTCGATATTGCTTTTGTAGAATTCTACGCTGCAACCGGGAAAACGGCAACGGATTTTGTCGTTGAGCTTGGAGAAGGTGACGGAAAATACAAGCAATATTTAGAGCAAAAAAATTTCTCAATTGTGTTTAAAGAACTACGGTCAGCGATGGCGGCACACGACTACATCGACATGGACGGCGGGCAAGTAATCCGAAACATTGGGAAAATCAAATTTCGGGACATTAAAACCAAAGATTTCGAAGGTGACGTATTTTATATTCACCATAGCGAAATCGGAGCGAAAGAAATCAATGCTAGATGCTTGACCCCCGGTTTTGCGTTCGTGGATGAAGAATTAGTAAACATAAACCCCCGGGAGTGCAACGGGAGAGGCTATTACTTCCGATTCAAGGTGCCGGCGGAAATTGATACAGTCGACAAATTCATGGAGAAATACGGTGATGATGATATTTATTTCGAACTGGAAACTCCAACAACCGAGCCGGTCACCATCCCGGAAGCCCTGCAAGAATGGCTCCCGGTGGAACCCGGCGGAACGGTCACCTTCCGGAACAGTGACGAAACGAAGCAACTGGCGGTACCGAATGGGGTTAGCTGGGTTAGAAAGCTTGATGAGGTGGAGTAAATGGCTAAATTAGAGAAATTGTATGAGATTATCGACAAGGAAAACTTTGAACCCGGTGGAACATTAGAAGAGCGGGTGTCCGTGCTGGAAGAAGTGCTGCAGGAGCAGGTCATGGCGGTCACGACCGCAAAAGAAGATGATTAACGAAATGCCACCTATGCGGTGGCTTTTTCGTTGCCAAAAATCAAGAAGGGAGGTGATACCATGCGAATGTACGTAACTACCGAGGATATCCTTTGGCTTGCGGGTGCAATCGTGGCTATTTCGGCGGCTATTAAAGTCGTATGCGGCGCAATCGAACAATTCCGGAAGCCGAACAAAACACAGGATGCGAGAATAGCAGAATTGGAGCGGAAGGCTGTTAATGATTACAACCGACTCAACCAGCTTGAAGAAGGCAACATCATTACACAGCGGGCACTTTTGGCACTTCTGGCGCACGGAATTGATGGGAATGATATCGAGGCGATGCGGAAGGCAAAAGCAGAGCTGACGGACTACCTAATCGAACGCTAGGATTGCTCTACAGCGCCATTATTTAGCTTCTAACAGCTTTAATTCAGTCAACCTTATAACTTATCACTAATATTAAAAAAGCGCTTAAAACAGCGGAAAAGGAGAAGAAAATGGATATTTCTATTGTAAATGATTACTTTGTCCCGGCGGTAGTTGTGATGTGCCTTTGCATCGGCTACATCATGAGAAACTGGATGCCAACGGACAACAAGTGGATTCCAACGGTGCTGTTTGTCGTCGGAATCGTATGCGGAATCGTGGTAGACGGTCTGACCTTTACGGCGGTAGTATCCGGTGCTGTTTCCGGACTGGCGGCAGTCGGATTGAATCAGGCTTTCAAGCAGGCATTGGGCTTGAATGTTCGCCCGGACATTGAAACCACCGAGGAGGAGGTTCAGGATTACGAACTGGCAGAGGAAGAGGATGAAGCAGAAGAAGGTGAAGATGATGAGTAAGACGATTGCGGTACATTGTGGGCATGGCGTGAGCTTGGACGGAAGCTGGGATTCCGGTTGTGTATATAAGGGGCATTCCGAGGCGAAATTGATGTTAGCCATCACGAAGGCGGCGGTCAAGTATTTGAGAGCTTCCGGTGTAAAGGTTCAGTCGGATGCAGACCATGGGAATAACAAAAACATGATTGCCGATGTACGGCAGGCGAACAATTCCGGCGTTGCCATGTACTTGTCTATCCACTGTGATTATTCCGGGGCTCCGAGGGGCGTTATGCCGCTGTACGTTTCCGGAAGCGGAAAAAAGCTTGCTAAGTGCCTTGAAAAGACCATTAAAAAAGAAATGGGTATGAAATCACGGGGCGTGCAGAAGCGGACAGACCTTTTTGAGCTGAACGGTACGGACATGACGGCGTGCATCCTCGAAACCGGAAGCATTAAGGGCGATTTGGCTACACTGAGAGCCCATCCGGACAAGTACGGAAAAGCCATCGCAAAGGGCGTGTGCAGCTACTTGGGCGTGCCTTTCAAGGATGGAAAGAAGAAACCCAGTAAAGAAATCTACCGTGTAAGGAAAACATGGAACAATGTTACGTCTCAGGAGGGTGCATTCAGCGACTTAACCAACGCAAAGAAGTGTGCCGATAAATACGGCTACTCTGTTTTTAACAGTAAGGGAAAGGCGGTGTATCGTGGCAAAAAGTAGGAAGATAAACAGAACATACGTTGTTATCAAGGCTGACCCCCTGCGGGTCAAGCCTTCTTACAAATCGAAGCGGAAAAAGACCCTTGCGGTCGGAACGAAGGTACACGCCACCAAAATTAAAGGCTATTATATTTACGTTCCGGCACTTAAGGGATGGACCATCTGGAAAGACTCAAAGGGTCAGAAATATGTCCGTCTGGTATCGGTTCCGAAAAGCACGAAGGCTGACAAGTTGCTGGCGGCACTGAAAACCAACTCCGCAAAGATGATTAAGGCACACGTGAAGTATTCGGCGAACCATGCCTGCAAGAGCCTAGCAAGCGCCTTGAAGAACAAGAGAACGAATTGTGCTACATTCGTATCTTTTGGCTTGCAGTCAATCGGCGTGCTTCCGAAAGGAAAATACATTTGGCTGGATACAAAGATTCACGGCTCCGGCAGCTCTCGCATCCGGAAGAAAGCAAAGATTGCATATCCTCGAAAATCGTGGAAATACGCAAAGCTGAAAAAGGGCGACATTTGTGGTTTTGCTAACAAGCCGCATACAATGGTTTATGCCGGCAAGAGTAAGAGCGGATATCCGCTTTGGTATTCGGCGGGCGGTTCCGATGTGAAAGCCAAAAACTACGGACCGAAACGAAAGAAAAGTTATGAGAAGCGGAAAATCTATGTGAGGATTCGGTTGAAGTAATGACAAATGAGGTAATATGGACAAAAATAGTGCTTGAGAGATTTATTGAACAGGCTAATTTGTCGGAGGATGAAGAAATCGTGATTCGGACACGGGCGGCAGGGTGGAGCAGAATAAAGCAGGCGATGGAGCTGAATCTTTCGGTATCAACGATAGACCGGATTATCAGCCGGTTAAAACGGAAGTATGACGAAGTGCAGGCATCCGACCCAATCCTACCCCCACGGCAACGTGGAGTTTACAAGTGAATAATGTGATAGTAAGGCGGCAGTTAATCGAAAGATTAGCTGCCGTCTTTTTTTTTATCATTAAATCACAAGAAAGGAGAAAAGCCATGTACGGATTTTATCAGCAGCCATACGGCGAACAGCTTATTCGGGTAACCGGACTTGACGGCGCTAAAGCGTATCAGATGCGCCCTAACAGTGCCGTAGCGCTATTCGATGGGGCGGAAGATATCTTCTACCTTAAGTCAACGGACGGTGCCGGGTTTCCGACGATTCGGGTATTCCGGTTCGAGGAAGTCACAGCTACACCGGCAGCAGCGCCGGAGTATATCACCAAAGCGGAGTTTGAACAGTTTAAGGAGGAATTTTTAAATGGGCAGCAGCATATTCAAGAATCAGAACAACCAAATCGGAGACCTAGCAAGCAGAGCAAAAGCCATGATGAATGATTCAAGACAGATGCAGAACGTAATGGGTATGTTATCCGGAAGGGGAATGTCAGCGGAACAAATGGTCCGGTCCATTTGTAAGGAACGTGGAATCGACGTGAACGAATTCATGAACAGCATTAAATAGCAAATTCCTATTTAAAAAAATCGCCAAAATTTTAAATACCAATCAGCTTTAACACTTGCAAGTGAAAGATATTTTAATTATTTATTCGGTCTATCCGAAGGAAGGAGAAGAAAATGGAAAACATGAGCTTGTCGGACATTGCCGCCGTGACAAAGGATAATGATGATTATTTTGGCAACGGTGGAATGTGGATTTTCGCCCTACTGATTCTGATGATGATGGGCGGCGGATTCTGGAATAGAGGGAATCAGCCTGAACCGGTGACGGAAGCGGGATTATGCAATGCGATGAACTTCAACGGTCTTGAGAATTCGGTCGGGAGACTGAATGACAGCCTCCAGAACGATTACATGGGCGTGCAGAACGGCATCTCGAATCTCGGGTATGAGACACTGCGAAACTTCAACGAGACTCAGAACCGCATCTCTGATTGCTGTTGCATCACTCAGAGGGGCATTGACGGCGTGAATTACAACGGCGCAATCAATACCGCAAACATCAACGCAAACACCACAGCACAGACTCAGAAGATTCTGGATGCGTTAGCTCAGAACAAAATCGAGTCATTGCAGGCACAGGTTACACAACTCCAGATGCAGAATGCAATGTGTGGGGTTGTAAGATACCCTAACGCAACAACATATTGTAGTGGGGCTAATCCGTTCGGTAATTGCGGATGCGGAAACGCTATTTAATCATTTGTAAAGGCATATAGCCAAGGAGGAAATTATGAGTTGCAAAAGTGCGATTTATGCAGTGAACACAAGCACGGCGACGATTCCGGAAGGTGGAACCTATCAGCCGAATACCATCATTAGAAGGTTTGGTCAGTGTTGCCAAATGGCGAACAACGCCATGGAGCTGAACGGTCAAGGCTACTATGATGTTGCGGTCACGGCTACGGTGGTAGGAACTGCGGTAGGAAACGTCACAATGGCGGTTTATCAGGACGGTGCAGCCGTTCCCGGAATGAATGCTACACAGACCATCAAGGCAATCGGCGATACCGTCACGCTTGGAACAAGTGGCATCGTGCGGGTGTACTGCGGTAAGAACAGTTCGACTCTTACTATTGTTATCGGCGGTCAGGCGGTCACCGGAAACAATCTTGCTATCGACATTACAAAGCAGTAAGAGAACAAATGTTCTTGCATGAACTTTGAAAGAGGTGTATAATAAAACTGTGAATTTTACCATGCGTTCTAGGTATCATTGAGCGCCTCCTTTCATTAAATACGAGTTCTATGGAAAAAGAGTCGGAGTTATCCGGCTCTTTTTTCATGTTACAACTGCCAATGCTTCAACGTAAACAGCAGTCCTATTAACGTATCCTTGCACGGTATTTACAAGGAAACCTTTGATTTCAACGAAAGAGAAAAGCGGAATATATGTCGTATCGGCGCCAATACAGCGGATAAATACGCCATCACAATTTACGATAAAGAAGTTCTTACAACGATGAGATAACAAGCCAATCAGATTAACGCAATTAGTCATACACCTACCCCTTTCATGATTTCAAGTGATATGTGGAGATTTTACACCTTACATTAAAAAAGCACAAACCATTTTCGGGGTGGAAAAAAAGACAAAAAAAGCCCTTTTTATTACCTTTTGATAAGTGATAAAATACAATAGAATGGAGGTGTTAAAGATGAAGGTGGAAATTCACGAAATATTGAAATTCGTACGGCAAAAGTCGAAGAAATCACAAGAAGAACTAGCATTTCTATTGCAGGTAGACGTTAAGACAATTAGGAAGTGGGAAACCGGAAAAAGTGAGCCGCCGTGTTCAAAGGTTGTCGAATGGTTCCGGGGCGTTGGCATGAATCCAATACCCTACCTACTGATATACGCATATCCTAATGATTTCAAATTGGAAGAAATGCAGGATGCAGACAAGATAGCAAAGCTCTATGAACTCATCACCGAGAACTTGACCATCGAGGATAAGAAGGCATTGGTTCAGATATTTTCGGGAATGCACGGGTCAAGTCCATCTTCCGTGATTCAACTCATGTTGGCACATTTGAGCAACCCATTGTTGGAGCGAATTTATGTTGCAGAATTTATACTGGAGCAGTACCGATTCAACCATATGAACGATGAAGAAGGTTATCATCCAAATATAGAAATGCTGGAGCGGGCAGTACAGGCAGCCAAAGAAGCCGTCGAGAAGGGCGATGAAGGCTACATCAATACAATGGATGATATGTAACGGGAGTGTAACATTATTTCCCTATGCACCAGTATGTACTGGTAGACACCGGTTGCAACAACTGTTGAAAAGTAAGGGTTTTATGCAATCAGTGCATACTAGCGTATACTAGGGTGTCGGGTTCGACTCCCACCATCTCCACCAATAAAAGCCTTGAAACTCAATTGTTTCAAGGCTTTTTTA